TTTTTTCTTGCATTTATATTTGCCCATAATCCTGGTCTACCACCTTTTGCCATTTTAGATTTACCTGCTTCAGAAAGTGCAATAGCAATTGCTTGTTTTCTAGATTTTACAACTGGACCTTTTTTACTTCCAGAATGTAATTTACCTTGTCCAAACTCTCTCATAACTTTACCAACTTTAGTTTGACCACCATCTTTTAAACCTATTTTTTTCATTCCTTTTCTTAAAGCTGGAGGGATAGTTGGAGTTGTTAATCCACCTTTTGCCATTTTTTCTTTTACCATTTTACCAGATTTAATTTCTTTAAATCCTTTTCTTTCCATCTTAGTTTCTTTAGATTCCATTTTCATAGATTCCATACCTTCATGAGCTTTAGATTCATCCATAGCTTTACCACCATGTTTTAAAAAAGCTCTACCCTTTCCTCTTAAAGAAATATCACCCATTATTTTTTACCTTTTTTAACCATGCCACCTTTTTTCTTAATGACACCTCTACCTTTTAAAACATCTTTAAAAGTTACTTTACCATCACCAGTTAAATCTGGAAAACCACCTTTTTTAGCTTTACCACCCATTGCAAATCCTGGTCTTGGTCTTATTTTATAATCGTTTCTCATTTTTATTCCTTTGTTATTGTTTTGTTTGCCATCGTTCGTGCGATAGATTCACCTGATCGTCCTACTACATATCCCCCAAGGCCAATTTGCAATAAAGTCCAAACATCACCTGGAAGTTCAAATGTAATAACCGTTCCTATCATTAATTTTATAACAGGTCCAAGAATATAGTTCCAGACCAATATAAATATTAATACGTACATTAAAAGTGGTCTCCAACTTGCTGTAAACCAGCCTGCTTTGGCTTCAGCTTCTACTATAGACGCTGCCGCTTTTAATTCTTCTGTACTAGATTGTAATAATTGTTGATTAAGTTGAGATTTTAATTTTTCTTGTAGATCTTTATCAGGAACTGCCTTTTCAATAGTTGAAAAAAGAATTTTAGCTAATGGAGCAATTGCACCTAACATAGGAAGCATGATTTAATACCACTTAGCTGATCTTTTTTTCTCTGAAAGTATGTTTCCTTGGCCTTGAACTACATCAGTTTGAGTTTCTTGTGGGTTTGACATTTCAACATCAACTCCACCAACTAAATATCCATCTTTACCGGTAAATTTAGAATGATCTACTTGTTTAGATTGACCAATTTTTTTATTTTTATTTTTCATAGCCATTTTATACTCCTTTTTTGTTAATTTTGAAATCTATTTTTAAGTTGAGCAGCCAAAACAGTCTTTTCTAATGATGTACTAGCTCTTAATTTAGCTAAATCTTCATTTTGTTGAAGTTTCTGTGTGTCTGTTGATTGATTCATCATAGTTTTCATCTTATCAAGGTTGATTCTATCTTTACTCTCTTGTTCTTTTCTAGCATTTTCTTGTGCCATAAGATCTAATTCTCTAGATTTAAGTTTAGCAATAGGATCATTGTCAAATTGAGAAGTAATTTTCTTTTCTTCATTCATAAATTCTTCCATCATTTGAGCAATTAAAACTGCTTTTCTTGATTCTATTTTTTCATTAAGCATTTTTACTTGAATTTGCATTTGTGGATTTTGCATTGCTTGTTGATTTTGTTGCATCTGTTGTAACTGTTGAATTTCTCTTTGAAATTCTATTTCAACTTGTTCTTGTGCCATTAAAGAAATATGTTCAAAACAATTTTTTTCTAAGGATGCCATAATGACAGGTGCATTTCTTGCCATGTTAGTTGCCATAAAATTTAAATGAGCAGTCATGTGTGCTCTATGATCTTGTCCTGGAAAAGCTTGGAATTGTTTCCCTGCAAGAGCATCTATGTGTTCTAATGCAGGGTCCTTTGGTTGTGGCTGTTCTGGTCTCATTAAAATTTTATCAATGTCTTTAATACCTAATGCTTCATACATGCTTCTATAAATTTCATACATGTTATGAATTTGAGGATTAGACATTGCAAGTTGTAATTCTGTTTGAGCAATAGAAATTCTTTGTGTTTGTGAAAATATATTTGGATCTGCAACTGGAATGATATCTACTTTTTCATCAAAATCAGTTTGTTTAATTGTTTTTTGTCCACCTACAACATCATAAGGATATTCAGGTGGTAAATATAATGCGAATACTTTTGCAAGTAATTTAAATTCTTGTTTCATTGCTGCATACAATCTTTTGTGAATTGCAGACATTACTCGTGAACCTCTTTCCAGCAAAGCCACGGTCGTCCCCACTGCTGCTTGCTGATTCCCATCCCCTACTTGCATGTCCGCTATCGAAGCAAAGCGCTGACCTGCTTGAACCACGACCCCCATAAGAGCTAATAAAGTTTGCGAAGGTTCTTTGTATGGCAAAGTCATAAATGCATCTCTAAGGTTTCCACCAGGAGCATCTACATCTCTCCATTCACCCGGTTGAATAGATTGAGCATCATCTCTAATTCTAATTCCTCTTTGTTTAAATCCTGCTGGTAAATTAGATAGTGTTCCTGCATCTAATAACTGTCTTAAAGCTGATGTAGCAGTACGTGATAATCCACCTATCATTTGAATTAAACCAAAACCATAAAAACCAAGTCCAGGTAAGAATTTAAAATGAACAAAATAATTTACTTTTTGTTTTTTAGGATCGTTTTCAATATAGTTTCTTCTAATAGATAAAATTTCTTTAGATCCTTCTTCAATAGTTACAATGTATGGAAGTTTAATTCCTGTGGGCTCACCAGAAGCATCTGCATCTTCAAATCCTTCTAAATCTAAATTAACATGGCATTCTAATAATGTAAAAATCTCTTCAGGGTTTCCTTTAGTAATTCCTTCAAGACTTCTTTCTTTATCTTTAATATCATCTGCATTTGTAGATTGATCTGATGGTATTAAATCTATGTCTCTATAAAATCCTGCTACTTGTTGTTTTCTTAAATCATTTGCAGAAGTTTTAATTACATGAATAACTGCATCTGCTTCATCTAATGATGTTGCTGAATAAGGAACAACAATATCTTGAGCTTGAACAAATTCTGATACAGCTCTTCCTAATGTTTCATTGTAATAAACTTTTTTAAAAGTAGATCCTGATAAGGGTAAGTAAAATAACATTTGATCAAAATCAGATTCATACTCTTGCATGACATCCATAATTTGATAATTCATAAATTCAGAAACTCTTGAAGATTGTTGTTCAATCTGTGGAGTTGAAAGACCTACGATTTGAGTTCGCACGGGCCCGCCCGCGGGAAGCAATTCTTTATAAGCTAACGCTTGAAATTGTGTAACGGCTTCTGCAAGTACGGGGTGAGTTGCACCTGATGCACCTTGAAAAGGTTCTGTACGTTGTTCGTATTTAAATCCTAATAAATCTAATCCTTGAGTATAAGCTTGTTCCCAATCTGATCTTGAATTTTTATAGTCTTCATAATTTTGTAATAACTCTGAACCTAACATACCTAGTTCTTGTTCATCAATAACTTCAGCAAGGTTTCCACCAAATTCTATTTGAGCATTTGAATTTTTTGATGGATCAAGATTTATATCAACACTTCCATCTTCATTCTCAACAATATCAGTAGGTCCCGCTGGAATCTCTTCAACAGATTTTGCAATCTGTTCTACTTCTAATTCTCCGGGTGTAAGTTTATCTGCTACGTTTGGTAGCGACTTGTCTATTTCTGCCATTTGTTATTTTCTCCGATTTTACTGTTGTAACAGTATTATAGTTAATATTCAAGCCCTGTGGGTTTGGGCCACGTAATGGTGGTATAGTTGTTGTTAGTTTTTTAGTCATTTTTTTTCTTTGGGTACATATATTCCATTATTGGATAGTTTTCATCCGTATTATAAGATGCAGCAGGAATTTCATCTGTATATTCTGAATGAGTTATAAATTTGTTTTCAAATTTTGCTTTTTCTTCTTTGGATAATCCTTTATACCATTTATCTAACGCTTTAATAACATCATCTCCTTCTGTGGCAGTATCATAAGATTCAACATTTTTTCTATAAGGATCTGCTTTATCTGGAGCCTTATATTCAAAATTAGGAGGTTCAACTTCTACAGCATGATATTCATAAGCGCCTGGATGTTCAGGATCTATACCATATGCTTGTCTTCCTTGTTTTCCTGTATTATAATCAAACAGATGTTTTTCATCAGTTAAAGGAT